ATTTTGCGGATGTATAATTATCGCTTTTACCATACTAGGTGCAATTCATGGATAAAGACGAACAAAAAGCTTTTTTAGTTTGGAAGAACTACCAAGAAAGCCGAACTAATTTTTTGCCCGATTGGTATAAATATGCAAGTGAAGAAAAACGCAAAGAATATTTTAGGAAAAGATATAATGGGTAATCCATATTTACTTGACGCAGAAGCGGCATTAATGATCGAGATATTAAGCGAATACGCTGAAGTAGACAGAGAACTATGCGAAGGTATAGTTCAACTGGCAATTTCTAATAAAAAAGACAACCATTTATTTTATCTAAAGTTAATAATAGAAGACTTTATGTCTAACTTGCAACACAATGTTCCAGAGAATATAAATTAATACTTGACAAATAATTCAACATCGTATATTTTATACACTTAGTACACATAGTACTACAATAGAGTATTAACACATAGTACTAAGTGCACTTAGTATCACATAGTACTAAGTGCACTTAGTATCAATATGGAGAGAACATGAAAAGAAGACAGAGTGACAAAATATGGGACTATGACAAGATAGATGCCCAGAGGGATAAAGATTGGAACGGTATACACCGTCTAATTACGGATCATGCAGTAGAGAAACGTGTAACAGCAGAAGAGATAGCCAAACGTAATGCTATTTTTTATAATCATAGGGAGATTAACAAACCATGAAAGCTAAAAAAACACCCCAAGTAAAACCCGATTGGAACACTGGTATCTACATAGGCAATGGTGTAGTAGCCAAACCCAAATCATTAGACCAGAGGATTTTAGCATATGAAGCTAATATGTACAAAATGATCACTGGTTCCATAGTAAAGATAAAAGCATGAATGAACAACGATTAAAAACATTACTTTTGTCTTTTGCCAAAGATAATAATATTGAAATTAATTTTAACCAAAAAGGTACGCGCAATGGCACTTACACAGTTGATTTTATATTGGGAACTACTGACCAATCACAACTTGACTTCGGTTATAGTTTCAAGTATAAGGAGTTAAAATGAGGTGCGCTATTTGTGACGTTATCTTACAGCCATCTAGGAAACTAGATATTTGCCATACTTGTTCTAAAGAAATTCGCAATGTGTATATTGATGATGATTGGCAAGAAGAGATTAACCGAATTACAGAGAGGTATAAAAAAGATGACTAGTCTTATAGTTTTTTTCTTGCAGTTATTAAACTCTATTGAAAAACGTTTGCCATGAGTGATCCTGTCAATAGCCCAGAGCATTACAATATGCTTTCTGTTGAAGCCATAGACATTATTAAGATGTCCATGACCAAGGAAGAGTTCTTAGGTTATCTTAAAGGCAATGCTTTGAAATATATTATCAGATACAAACACAAAGGTAATCCAAAACAGGATTTGTCCAAGGCCGGGTGGTATCTTAAAAAATTGGAGGAAAACTGTGAGAGTTAATCTTTTTGATTATGCCCCAAGAATAGGCTCTGGATGGAGACAAGTAGAAGTTGTCACCGAAGGCTGGAAATGGGTTACGATACGGTATAACCCCAAGGTATGGAAGGGAACCACAATTCCTGCTAACACGGATGATGTCTATTCAGACGTAGAATATATTTTTGGTAGACCGATTAAAGCTAAGATTAAAAAGAAAGTGTGGGATAGTCTCCCTAAATCTGATGCGTAATCCCGATTGGAAATGGCTGAGAGCACTTGGTCATAAAATAGTGCTTGCAAAAAAGGGTAAAAGAAAGTATACTCGCAAGATCAAACACAAACTGAAGGAGATTGAATAGTGATTTTTTTATTAATATTCCCAATACTATTTACAGAAGTCAATGCTGATGCACTGAATAAGTTTCAAGAAGAGATGGATGCTGGTGCAAAGTGGCACCATGTAGGTGAGCAAAACCTTGATCCTAATGCAAAGTCTATTGACGTAGAAGGTAAGATTTATTATAAACTTAAATGGGAGGATTAAGGATGATTGAAAATTTAAAAATTGATATTGTTTCTGAGTATATAATTGAAGATAAAAAGTCTAAGGGTAATAAAACCACAAAACATTCCGACAAAGTTGGTTCCGTTACCGTAGATTTTTGTCTTAGTCCTGAAGCTCTTGAAGCATTGACGGATGTTTTAACTGAAAAAGTTTTTGAGCACGATGCTGTTAAGTTAAATGTTACATATGAAACGAGTAGCTATTAATGCAGTATGAAGAGTCAAAAATAATTCGCGCACATCAACCTTGTCCCGATTGTGAATCAAGTGATGCCATGTCCATCTATACTGATCACACTTATTGTTTTAGTTGTCTATCTTGGAGAAGTACATTGGAGAGAGCAGAAGTAATACCTATTAAATCTAAAAACATTTTAAATCCTAGTCTAAAGTGGTCAGAGCGTAATATTTCACAGGCCGTTACTAATTTTTATGATGTTACGGTTGAATACGATTCAGTTGAGTTTCCTTATTGTAGTGATGGAGTTCAGGTAGCAACCAAGTACAGGGACAGTTCTAAGAATTTTAAGACCAGTGGTGATTTTTCTATTGCTGATATGTTTGGCGTACATACTATGGCTAAGGCTAAAAACTTTGAATTAGGTAACACAGTTATCATCACTGAGGGAGAAGCAGATGCTTTAGCGGCTTTTCAAATAGCTAATAGGATTAAACCTACTTCCGATACTATATCTTTGAAAAGAACTCTTGTCCCTGCTTTTTCCATTAAATCAGGTGTTGCCAGTGCTGAACGCGATATAAAAGCTAATCTTGAGATGCTTGAGAGGTTTGAGCGTGTCTTTATTTGTTTTGACAGTGACGATCAAGGTAAGGTAGCTTCTGAAAAGGTTGCTAGACTATTTAGTCCCGGTAAAGCTAGGATTGTTAATCTAGAGCTTAAAGATTCCTGTGAATATACCTCTAAAAATATGCAACAAGAGTTTATGTCGCACTTGAAGGACGCTATTATTTACACTCCAAGTGGTATAGAAAACGCTAGTAATAATTTTGACCGCCTGTGGTCTGAACAAAACCTAGAGAGTATACCTTTTCCTTGGGAAAAACTACAGGAGAAAACATTAGGCATCCGCCCCCGTGAAATAGTTACTTGGGCGGCAGGAACAGGGGTAGGTAAGTCTAGTTTTCTCAGGGAATTACAACATTATTACATCAAAAACAATGATTTTAACATTGGTATTATAGCTTTAGAAGAGTCAATTGATCGAACTCGCAGAGGTATACTTTCCATTGAAGCTAATGATAAGTTACATCTTAACGAAGTTTTTGGTAAATACTCTAAAGAGGATATAAAAGTTTTCTTTGACAAAACTTTAGGTACTGATAAGGTATACTTGTACGATCATTTTGGATCAATGGATTGTGAAGATTTGTTAAACAGGGTTAGGTACATGGTTGTCGGTTTAGATTGTAAAGTTATTTTTATAGATCATCTCAGTATCTTAATCAGTGGTCTTGACATACAGGATGAACGTAAAGCTATTGATCGCACCATGACCATGTTGAGACAGTTGACACAAGAGACAGGTTGTGCTATACATTTAGTAACGCATCTTAGACGCATGAACTCTGACAGGTCACATGAAGATGGTGCAGAGATTAACCTAAGTCATCTGAGAGGATCACACGGCATAAGTCAAGTTAGCGATACTGTCATAGCCTTGGAGAGAGACACACAGGCTGATGATGACGATGAAGCTAATACCACCACCATGAGGGTATTAAAGTGCCGTGAAACGGGAGATGCTGGTGTAGCTGGTAGGTTATTTTATAATAGAACTAACGGTAGGTTAGAAACTGTTAAAGAGGAGTTTTAATGGTACAGAAATTTAATAAATACGTTGCTAAAAAACGTTTGACAAGGCGAAACAAGCCTAAACATTTACGTCATCAGAAAGTTTTAAACAAACACTCTAACATGGCCAATTCTAGTAATAAAAAAAGAGGTCAAGGATGAGTTATGCTGTTATTGACATAGAAACTGACCATTTAAACGCTAGTGTTATACATTGTGTCGTTGTAAATGATAAAGTTTTTACATCTCCAGACGGTTTAGGCTCTTATTTGTCCACTTTTGACCATATTGTAGCTCACAATGGTATACAATTTGACTTTCCAGTGTTAAAAAAGCTCTGGAATATTAGTATACCTGCTGTAAAACAGTATGATACCTTGATTGCTTCGCGTTTAGCTCAACCTGACATAGAAGGTGGTCATAGTTTGGAAGCATGGGGCAACAGACTTGGTTATCCTAAGTTACCAAAGCCTGATTGGAAGGTATTTACCCCTGAAATGTTAGAATATTGCAAGGTAGATGTTGAAATATGCACAAAATTGTACAAAAAGGTACAAAATAACCTTGAAAAGTTCTCAAAAGAGTCAATATTGTCCGAATTTAAGCTACAAAGGCTAATAAACAAGGTCAGGGACAATGGATTTTACTTTAAAGAACCAGATGCTTTGTCTTTACTTAACGTAATAGAACAAAAACAGAACGCTATAAAACAGGAAATTGATAAAGTATTTAAGCCTGAGATAAAACAGTTAAAGACAAAAGAAAAAGTGATACCTTTTAACATAAACAGTAGGGATCAGATCGCTAAAAGATTAATAGCCCTTGGATGGAAACCTACGTTGTTTACCCCGTCTGGTAAACCTAAAGTTGACGAGATACAACTGGAAAAATTTAACTCTAAAGAGTCTAATCTACTGGCTGAAAACTTTATGTTGAGTAAAAGGTCTGCCATGCTAAAGTCTTGGATAAAAGCTAATGAGCCAGACTCTAGGGTAAGATGTTTTTATCATTCTTTAGGGGCAGTTACCAATCGTATGTCTTGTTCTAAACCTAACCTACAACAAGTACCATCTAACCGTAAACCCTATGGTAAAGAATGTAGGCAGTTATGGTCTTGTTCTCCCGGTAATATCTTAGTAGGATCAGACGCTCAGAGCCTTGAATTGCGTGTCTTAGCTCATTATATCAATGATCCTGAGTACACTAAGGAAGTTCTTGAAGGTGATGTTCACACCGCTAATCAGAAGGCCGCAGGATTATCGTCCAGAGATCAAGCAAAGACTTTTATATACGCTTTGTGTTATGGTGCAGGTGATGCTAAGTTAGGTAAAGTAGTTAACGGCACGGCTAAAGACGGAGCCATGCTCAGAGCTTCTTTCTTTAAAAAGATACCAGCTTTTAAAAAGTTTAGTGACGCTGTTATTCGCAAAGGGGAGACAGAAGGTAAGTTGATTGCAATAGATGGTAGAATACTTACAGTGCGTTCAGCACACGCTAGTTTAAATACTTTAATACAGGGAAGCTCTGCTGTATTAATGAAAAACTGGTTTATGAATACCGCATTAGATTTAAAAAGGAGGTCTGTAGATGCTAGAGTTATTGCTATGGTGCATGACGAAATTATTTTAGAATGTCTTGAAAAAGATGTTGACATAGTTTCTGATTGTGTTAAACTAAGCATAGAAGCAGTGAACAAACAGTTTAATATTCGATGTGATTTAGGCTGTGATATTAACTTTGGAAATGATTGGAGTGAAATACATTAAGATGACTTTTCATTATTTAGAAGGCAACCTTGAGTATGCCATGCTTTTCGACAAGAAAGATAAGTTTGATCGTTGGAGCACCGTTGTAGTTCTTGATGGAGATCAAATCAAGAACGCTAAAAACCTTAACCTGAAGATAAATCAGAATGATGAGAAATTTGAAGGTAAACCTTATGTGTCTTTAAAAACCACCATGCCACCTAAGATGTATAATGAAGACGACAAACCTTACGATGGTCCTACTCGTTTAACGTCTGGTACTGAAGCTATTGTTAAAATAACTCAGAAGCCTTACGACAATAAGTTTGGCAAAGGCACTACTACTTATATTGACAGTGTTAAGATAACCAAACCTGTTGCTTGGATTCCCCCCACCGATGACGATTTTGCTCAATCAGCCGCAGACAGTGAGTTTTAGTGTCTACTGATTATGGTCATTGGGATATCAGTCTGGTAGGCAAATTCGATCCTGATAAACACTTCGGGTTTGTCTACCAGATTACCAATCTTATAGATGACAGGTCTTATATAGGGTGTAAACACCTTATGAAGTATAAAAAAGGTAAACCTGTTAAAACAAGTGATTGGAGAAATTATTGTAGCAGTAGTAAGTATCTTAAACCTGACATAGAAAAGTTAGGTAAAGACAATTTTGAGTTTAGAATACTTTTACTATGTAGTAACAAACGTAATTTATACTACGAAGAAATGCGAGTTCAAATTGAGCTTGGTGTTATAACAACTAACGATTTTTATAATGCAAATGTCGGGGGTAAAAGATTTTACAGACCAGTTGAAAGTTATGCTGATCCTGAGTTTATAAATAAACTGCGTAAAGGTGACTTTATAGTAACGTATAAAGGAGGAATCAGTAACTTAATAAAAGGTCAAAGTATCAGAGATTTTGCACTTGAAAATAACTACGATCAAAGTAATCTTGTTAAAGTACTTAAAGGAAAACGTAAAACCCATAAAGACGTTATAAAAATGGAGTATTTAAATGCCAAAAATTAATACACTCGTTGATGATATATATAGCCTGTTGGAGAAAGGAACTAAATCACCTAGTCAAGAGCATTTATTTGCTATGGCTTCTAACATAGTAGATTCTATGAAGAAACAGTTGTGGGTAGGTACTATGCCAAAAGGTAAAGGCAAGTTACGTATGTCCAACATAGGTAAACCTTGCACACGCTCATTATGGTATGATGTAAATGGTGATGAACAAGCAGAACAGTTATCCCCTCAAACTAAATTAAAGTTTATTTTTGGTGACGTTGTGGAAGCAGTTATTCTTTATTTGGTCAAAGAATCAGGACATACAGTTACAGATCAACAAAAAGAAGTTGAGATAGAAGGTATCAAGGGGCATCTTGACGCTATCATAGATGGAGAATTAGTCGATGTTAAATCCTCTAGCTCATACGGTATGCGTAAATTTAAGGAAGGCACTCTTGCTAAAGATGATCCTTTTGGTTACTGTGGTCAAATAAGTGGATATGCTAACGCTTTAGGTAAAAAGTCAGGTACTTTTCTAGCCTTTGATAAAAGTGGTGGAGAGTTAGCTGTTTATAAACACACTGATCTAGAAGACAGTAATGAAAAAGTCAAAGCTTTAAAAAAGCAAGTGTCTAAGAAGAAACCACCTGAAAGGTCTTTTGAAACTGTTACTGACCGTAATTCTGGTAGACAAAAGCTAGGAATTAACTGCTCATATTGCTCTCATAAAACTTCTTGTTGGGATGATATAGGTTTAGATTTAAAGTTTCGCAGTGGTAAGCCTGTTTTCTTTGTAGGAGAGGAAGAAAAAAGTGAGCATAAATTCTAAATTCTTGTCGCATGAGATTATATCTGATATACTTGAATCATACACTATAGAAGATATAATTGAAATTGTAGGTTTGTCTAACTTAGATGTTGCTTTAATGCTAGATGAAAACATTTCTGAAAACCTACACAAATTTGAACATTTACCTTTGGATGCTTATAATGAATGAAAATGAATACGGTATGAAACTTCCTATTAGCGAAGAAATAGACACTACTAAATATAGGCAAGTTGGTGAAGATTTTTACGGTAAGGTAGTTAGAATATCTGGAGCCTTAAAAGACTCTCCTGACCATTTTGAGAGCTTTAAGGACACCTTGAGACATCTTAGGTTCTTACCTGCTGGTAGAGTACAGAACGCTATGGGAGCCGCTAGACAGACCACAGCTTTTAATTGTTTTGTCAGCGGAGCTATAGAAGATAGTATGAACTCTATCATGGGAAGAGCGACTGAAGCGGCTGAAACCATGCGTAGAGGTGGTGGCATAGGTTATGACTTTAGTAGGTTACGCCCTAGAGGAGATCGTATTAAGTCTCTAGATTCTAGAGCATCAGGTGCAGTTAGCTTTATGCAAATCTATGATGCAGTATGTCAAACCATAGCTTCTAGCGGTCATCGCAGAGGAGCACAGATGGGTGTACTTAGGATAGACCATCCAGACATAGAACAGTTTATCACGGCTAAGAATGACGGTACGTCCCTTACAGGGTTTAATATTTCAGTTGGTGTGACTGATGAGTTTATGAAATGCCTTGAAAAGAAACAATCATTTCCTTTAAGGTTTGATGGTGTTGTACATGAAGAGGTAGACCCTGTAGCTTTATGGGATATGATTATGCGTTCTACTTGGGATTGGGCAGAGCCGGGGGTGTTGTTCATTGATACTATCAACAAGATGAATAACCTTTATTACTGTGAGACTATTGAAGCTACCAACCCCTGTGGAGAACAACCTTTACCCCCTTATGGTGCTTGTCTGCTTGGTAGTTTTAACCTAACTAAATACGTTGGAGCAGGACAATTTGATTACGGATTGTTTACTGGAGACATTCACCATGTAGTCAGAGCTATGGATAACGTCATAGATAGAACTATATATCCTTTAAAAGAACAAGAGAAAGAAGCTAAGAACAAGCGTAGAATAGGACTAGGTGTTACTGGTCTGGCTAATGCTGGTGAGATGTGCGGTATGCCCTACGCATCAGAAGATTTTATGAAGTTTACTGCAAAAGTTCTTAAAACATTACGGGATCATTCTTATAATGCAAGTGCTTTGTTAGCTAAAGATAAAGGTTCTTTTCCTCTGTATGATAAAGAAAAATATATGGCAGGTAAATTTTTTAAGACTTTATCACCTTGGGTACAAGATCAGATTAAAGAAAATGGTTTAAGAAACTCTCACCTTACCTCTATTGCTCCTACGGGTACAATCAGTTTGACCGCAGATAACGTAAGCTCTGGTATTGAACCACCATTTAGCTTGTACTACGACAGGACTATTCAAGAGTTTGATGGTCATCAGATACAGCGTGTAGAAGACTACGCTTATAAAAATGGTGTAGAAGGACGCACAGCTAATGATATAAGCGCAGAAGAACACCTGTCAGTGCTTTCTCTGGTTTCTAAGTACATTGACAGTGCCGTATCTAAGACCTGCAACGTGGGCAGTAGTGTTACCTACGATGAGTTTAAGGAGTTATACTTTAATGCTTGGAAACAAGGCTGTAAAGGAATAACCACCTTTAGAGCAGATGGTAAACGCTACGGTATCTTGAATGAAGTCAAAGAAGAACCACAAGCAGAAGCTTGTTTTATAGACCCACAGACAGGTCAAAAATCTTGTGAGTAAAGTTGTTGTTAAAGATTTAACGTGGAAAGTTAAGTGGGTATCTACTATAATATTAATTTTAGCCATGATACTCACTAGCCAAAACATATATCCGTATAATTTAATCTTTCATATTATAGGTATTATAGGATGGACTTATGTATCTATCGTGTGGAACGACAGAGCGTTGATTGTGATAAACAGCGTAGGGTTATCTATATTTATAAATGGTATTGTGAGCTATTTGGTTAAGATTAACGTATTGGAATAATTACTTTACCGCAACGTCTACAAGTCCCTCTTTCTCCCTTTATGTCGTGCCATGTTAAAACACATAATAGACTTTTAAAAAATTTAATCATTTTATAAGACACCCTCCACAAATAGTATTATATATTGCCGCACCTGTAATATATACAATCCATAAAGATAACAACATAACAGGTAATAACATTAAAAATTTAATTATCTTCCTACCTTTTTCATTGCGGCTTTATGTGCGGCTGTAAATGTACTACCATTTCTCATACGAGTCTTCATAAAATCCATATGTTTTTTTGTATGATGTTTACGGTGTTTTGCTAAAGTAGCTATCTGTCTTTTTGTTAATTTTTTTACCATGTAAATTTACCTTACCTGTTAAATACTGAGGTACATTACCATTTTGTTTTGTTGGCCCAATAAGCCGCAGACATTTTTCCTTTAGATATGTTGGAAGCGTGACGAGCTTTAAAAGATTTACGCCTAGCTTTTTCTTTAGGTGTTTTAGGATTTGAACCTGCACCGCTTACTCCCTGTTGTCCAAAACGTATTAGTTTAACTTTGCTACCGGATTTAGCTAAGACTGCATGAGATTTTGTCTTATGATTTGGGGTTCTCTTAGGTTTATTATATCCTGAAAAAGTTGTACCTCTATAATTTATACTCATTTTATCCCCACCCTGAATCGTCGGCAGTTACACTCATATCATCAGCGGTATAACCCCAACCCGTAGCATCTCCAGCAGATATAGCGTCTTCTGTCATTTCTGAGCCGTAATAATGTTCTAATCCACTTAGGTTACGTGCTCCAGCCGCATTAGTTACAAGACCTTTATAATTTACAACAGCGTTAGGTTGTGTAGAAGCAAGATCATCAAAGAAATTAAAATTGTTTAAAGAACCACTTTGATAAAAACCACCGCCAGATGTAGAAGGGTCCATATCTCCTGATAGAGTACCTCCTCTAGACATAGATATATTACCCGTAACTTGGCTAGGGTCTTGATAAGCTCCCATAGAGTTAAATACACCTCCTAATAAGCCTAATATACCAGCCGCAGGACCACCTAACATACTTGCTAAAGTCATTGCTCCAGCCGTAGCACCTGCCCCTATTCTTTCTCCCGGTGACAGTGATTCATCTTTGGCAACTTTCATGGCGGCACTTGTAGGATTACCTAACATAGCTCCAGTAGCCATATCACCTACAGTTCCTCCACCTAAAAGACCTTTTCCAATGTCAATTAAATTAGTGTTTATTTCTGGATTAGGTGTTCTATCAGGATAAGTTAAGTTACTTTTAACAGCAGAGTTTAATACTTCATTTGTTGGTACAGATGTTACTAACCCTTCACCAAACCTTGCTCCCGGTGGAAGACTAGGTAAATCTACTTCTTGAACAACTGGACCAAATTCTTCTGACCCATAACCTAGATTTGGCCTAGAAGAATTAAAATAAGTCTCGTTATCTATTGCGTCTATTAATTCTGCTTTAGCGTTATACGCTGGAATTTCTACAGGATTAGC